CACGAGCGAGGCCGCGCTACGAGCTGCATGTGCCGCCGGCACGCAGAGGTCGACCAGGCCCCTCACGGTCGCCGAGCAGGACGAGCAGGTTCGCTCGGGTCTCCAATACATCAACTACGCGCGCGACTACGCACGCAAGTACGTCAGCTGGCCCGAGACCAATCCCGACTTCTGGAGGATGGTCAAGATGGTCCACGTCGCGCCCGCGCGCGTGAAGGCGTACGCGCCGGGCGCCCGCAGCTGGGCCGAGTTCCGGCAGAAGGCCGCAGCCGGCGGCGACACTCCCGCGAGCTGGCTCGACAACGCCGAATGGGTCGGTGGCTTCGGGACCGGCGGCAACACCGCGATGCTTATACTCGTCGGGCTAGCGACCGCTGGTACCCTGTTCTACCTTCTTCGCAGGAGACGATAATGCCACCCAGGATTCCAACTCGCGGCGCACCGGTTCGCTACCTCCCTCCACAGCCGGCCGTGAGGATCACGCCTGGTCCCGGCATGGCGAAGCTCGGCGGCAACGTGTCGACCGATCGCACGCAGGGCTCGGTGCAGAGCCCGTCGCCGACGATCGCAGGCGCTGAGCTCACCACGGAGATCTACACGTTCTTCGCGCGCCCCTCGACCGACGGCCAGCTGCCGGTGATCTACAACGGCGACCGCCAAGCCGCTGTCGTCATCCTGACGCTGGAGACCGCCGGCCCGGTCGCGGTGTCGACGAAGCAGCAGATCTTGCCGACGCTATCAGGCAAGGGCCAGCTGCTCGAAACGGGCGTCCCGCTCGCGTTCAACCTATCCAAGGGCAACCGCATCTGGGTCGCGACCACCTCGCTGAACCGCATCAAGGTCACGATCGAGCCGAAGCTGTGGCTGGAGCAGTTCGCCGGCCTGCTCACCATGATCGCGCGCGGCAGGTAGACCGTGAAGGCGTACTACGCGGCGATCTCGCCCGACGGCCGAATCCTCGGCCTCGAGCGCAACGCGGACAGCGCGGTCGAGCTCGTCAAGCACACCGTCGGCGGTCCGGTCACCGTGCAGTACCTGCCGGCGGAGACGGGGCGCAATCCGATCTCCGCCGACCAGATGCCGGTGTTCTCCGAGCGCAACTGTCAGATCGGCAAGATCTCCCGCGAGGCGGTCATGGCAATGACGAAGGAGGAAGCGCACCTCCGCCTGCTGCCGTTCTTCGCCGGCCTCATCAGCAAGGGCAAGCCGACGACGAAGTACAACACTCCGTCGGGAATGGCCGACGCTTGGATCGGCCAGAACTACAAGACCGAGAAGCCGTCGGCGGATCCCGGTCGCCCCGCCGAGGTCATGGGTGTGACTCTCGTCCCAGCGTTCCACGCGCGTCTCGCGGCCCTCGGCGAGGGCCCGTACAAGAACCTGTTCGTCCCCGGCGAGGACGACGACGCAGCGCAGCTCAAGGCGGCGAGCCGCACGATGCTAAAGCGGTGGAGGGAACCTGGAATCGGACTCCCCGAGCGCATCACGTCGAAGTTCACGTGGTGCCAGGGTAGCTCGCAGGAGTGCCGCGACAGTTGCCTCGTGTTTGCCGGCCAGAACGCCGCGACCCGCTACAACACATACCGCAAGGTCGCGCAGACGATGGCGCTGCTCAATCAGCCCGTCGCGTTCATGCGCATGCTGATCATGTCGATCGAGCAGTGGATGGGCGGCTGCGACTTCTACAAGCGAGCCCACAAGGCGATGGAGCTGTCGCCGTTCATCCGAATGAACGTGCTGTCGGACATTCCGTGGGAGCGACTCGCACCGTGGTTCTTCGATCACTTCGCGAACGCTGCCGGCGAGAACGGCAAGGCGCTCCGCTTCTACGACTACACGAAGGTGCCGGGACGTCGCGGCATGCCCGGCTTCCCGAGGAACTACGACCTGACGTTCTCGATCTCCGGCGAGGAATCCAACGAGCAGTACGCGATCGAGGAGATCGAACGCTACGACAGCCGAATCGCGGTCGTGTTCCTCGCGTACCGTCGAGACGACGGCGAGTGGCAGACGTACCTCGCGAAGGGCGAGGAGGCTCACGCGAAGATCCCGCTGCCCAAGCGGTTCCAGATCGGCCCGCATAACCTCGCGGTCGTCGACGGCGATCTGAGCGACGTGCGCCCGCACAACCCCGGTCGAACCTGCGTCGGGCTGCGCTGGAAAAGCCCGAGCTCGAAACGCAGCGGCGTCGAGGCCGACTACGAGAACATGTCGTTCGTGACGCCGATCTACGTCAAGAGCACGACGACTGCCGAGTACACGGCGAATCCGAACGATCGCAACGCCGTGCTGATCTCGGCGGTCACGCCGCGCCATCAGCCGATCGACGAGCCGCTCACCCAGCCGGCTTAGGGCGTCGGACCTTCGGCCTGCCGTCGCCGACGACGCGCTCGATGATCGTCACGAAGTGCGTGTTCGACAGCGCCGACATGCTGCGGTGCCGACGAATGTGCTCGACGATCTGCGCGGCGTCCATCGTCGTGAGCTGGTAGAGCGCGAGCGCGACCACGAGCGCGGACCTGTTGAGCCCCAGGTGACAGGTGACGAGGACGCGCTTGCCGGCGATGATCGCCTTGGCGACTGCCACGGCGGTCTGCATCACGAGGCGGATCTGCTTGCCGTCGAGGCCCCCGTCTGGGATCGGGCACCTGACGACCGTCCCCTTGAACGCGAGGGCGTCGGGCTGGATCTCCGCCGCGCAGAGCACGAGCACGTCGACCTTGGGGATCTCCTTGTCGAGGGGCGGCTTCGCGCCGATCCACAGGCGCGGCGATACGACCGTGGCGTCGTACGGCTTTCGCTTCGCGGCCGACAGCCAGCCGCCCCGCTGACCGGCGGGCGCTTTCGCGTGGAGCTCGCAGAATGGCCCGAGCTGCGCGGGGAGGACGCAGCTCGGCGCGAGACACCGCGTCACCCCTCGGCCTTCTCAGGCATGGGCACGAAGCCCTGGCACTCGCAGTTCGCCGTCCCGCCGTCCGTCGTCCCGAAGCAGTGCATGCCGCATCCGCAGTGCTCGGACCGCGTGTGCTTGCAGGTCGGGTAGCCACAGGGCGCGGCGTCGTTCGCTCCGACGAACCGCTCGGCCTCGCGGGCAAACTTGATGGCGGCGTCCTTCAACGCCTGACCCCAGGTCGCGCGCCGAGTGCTCATCGCGAGCGGGCCTCGGTGGTCGCCTCGAGCTTGGCGATGCGCGCCTCGGCGATGTCGAGGACTCGCCGCACGGCCGGGAGGTGGCGAGCGTTGAGAAAGCTCGTCTTCTCCTTCACGCCGTCGCGCTCGAAGACCTTGAAGATCCCGACGGTCAGCGTGCCGTTAGATCTACGCCGGGAGATCAGGGCCACCACGCCGTCGGGGTCGGCGATCTCCTCGATGTCCTCGTAGCCGTTCCGAATGCCGTTGCTCATCCATTTCTCCTTCTGGACCCCAACACTACGAAACTCCTCCACTCCCGTCCAGCCCTGGTCCTCGTGTAGGATGGCCAAGTGTTCTCCAGAGCCTTGACCTACGGGGATTTCCGCCGAACCGGCGTGCAGGACTGCGGCAACGTGATGTCGATCGACGAGTTCGACTTCAAGGGCGGAGGCACCGCCGAGCAGATCGTCGCCCGCACCTGGGCCGAGTGGGAAGACGACGGCATGGAGGAGCAGTGGCTGGAGCAGCAGGACGACCTCGAGGGGCTCGATCCTCACCAGTGCTACGAGGCCTGGCGCGACGGTTGGAAGTCCTGCGCAACGCGCGTCGTCGGCTACGAGCTGATCGATCGAGCGAAGCGCGCCGAGGATGACGAGGAGCACGATAACCCGCCGGCCGGGTGGTGGCGCAAGCCGGCGCCGAGGCTCGATCGTCCCTGCTACCGGACCAAGAGCGAGGCGCTCAAGAAGTTCCTCGACGTCAACTACGCGATCGTCGAGAACTACGGCGGCGCCGACTACGAGGTTTCGCCGTCGGAGTTCGACGCGATCAACCACAAGTACGATCTCACCGGCAAGAAGGCCGCGCGCACGATCGCCCAGGCGGTGTGGGCGTCGATGCCGGTCGGCAAGCCGTACTGCCTCGATCGCATCGACATCGAAGCTCTCAACGACACGAGCCCCGCGCGCGAGGCCGGTCTCGCGTTCCGCCTGCCCGACGTCGTTCACGAGACCGCGATGGCAGAGGCCGAGGCTCGCCACTACGCGCCGGAGGAACCCGAGCCTGCGTGGGTCACCGAGCGCGAGACACCTCGATCGCCGGCCCTACCACCGATGCCGATTCGACTGCAGCTCGAGGAACGCGAACCCGGAGTGGAGACCTACCAAATGTTCAGCAACCCTCCCAGGAAGCCACCGATGAACGCCGCCGAGATGAACGAGATCATCCACGAGGCCGGCGGCGTCGACAGGTTCTTCGGCGCAGCGTCGGGCGCCGTCAGCATGCAGCACGTGCGACGCGCCGTCGGCCGCAGCAAGGCCCGCCAAGTCGAGCTCGTTCGCCACCTGAATTGGCTCCGCGAGACCGGCCAGGACGTGGAAGGCATCAAGCCGTATCGCCTGCATCTCGAAGACCGCGAGCCCGGCGTCGAGACCTACAGCATCAAGAGCAACCCGGCATGGGTCACCAATATCCTCTCGAAGCACTTCGTGAAGCTCGAGGAGCAGGTCCCGCCGCAGTGGCTACCGAAGCTCACGGCGACGAAGGCGAGCCGAGGTCGGATCTCCGCGACGATGAAGGAGTACGGCTGCGGCGCGTACGGTTGCGTGTTGCCGACGCTCGATCCGAAGGTCGTACTCAAGCTGACCACCGACGAGACCGAGGCGCAGTTCGCGCACGAGATGGCCGACAAGCTGACCGCGCCGGTCGTGGTCAAGTACCACCTCGCCCGCGCGCTGCCCGAGAAGTACAAGGGGCGTCCATCGTTCCTGCTGTGGCGCGACTCTGCCGATCACGTCGGCAAGGTCGAGCAGGCCATCGCCGAGGAGGGCGGGACCAACCCGACCGTCGTCGAGGAAGCGATCTCGGCGCAGCACAGGGCGGCACAGGAAGCCTTCGACGCACTCCACGAGGGCCGCGACGCGCGCAAGCTGATCCAGAAATGGGAGGACGCCGCGCGAGAGATGGGGCTGATGGTCCCCGAGCTGAAGGAGCTCGCCGAGGGCATGATCACCAACCTGCACAAGGACAAGGTGTTCTTCGGTGACGTCCACGCCGGCAACATCGGCCTCGTCAACGGTCACTGGGTCGTCGTCGATCCAGGTCACGTCGCCGTCCTCGAGGGGCCATGATCTGGCTCGTCGCATACCTGGCGATCGGCATGGGATTCGCGCTCTACATGCCCATCAAGCAAGCTCGCTCGCTCGCGAAGCTCGACGCGATGACTGCTTCTGAGATCGCAGCCATGAGCGACGACGATCGCAAGATGCTCAACTCGGCCGCGACGGTGATCAGAACCAACTACAAGACGGCGCACCTAGTCGTCGGAGGCCTTCTTTGGCCAGCCCAGCTGTTCATGGTGGTCGTGGTCGAGATCCTTTTCGCCGTTCGCCGATCAGGACACGATCACTGATGCTGACCCCGATCATCGCCGTCGTCGACATCGTGCTCTGGTGCATCCAGGGCCTGCTCATGCTCGTGTTCGTCGTGCCACTGCAGCGCACGGCGCAGGCGCTCACCTGGGCGAGCTGGAAGGTCATCCACTGGCCGTACTACCGTGGCGTCGTGAGGCTGCGCCGGCGTATCACCGGCAGGCCTTTGTGGCAGGAATCCGACGCGATGATCGGCATACCGAACCCCAGCGAAGCCGTTGAGATCTCCGACGTCGACGTCCACCTCGAGGAAGACACCAAGTGACGACACGCAAGACATGGGCGGCGATCGTCATCGCCGTGCTGGCGCTGGTCCCGCCGATTCTCGCCTACCTGCAGGCGACCTCCGAGTCTCGCGAGCGCGCCGCGCGCACCGACCGCGAGGCCGAGGTCGGGTACAAGACTCTCGTCGAGTCCGTGCGCGAGCTGCAGACCACGGTCGAGCTCCAGAGCGACACGATCGCCCGCCTACAGGGTCACGTCGAGGCGATCGAGGCGGTCCTGCCGGGTGGGATGCGCATGACGTCGCGTCCGCTGCCGCCGGTCACCAAGCCGGACTTCGACGAGTTGCCGGCGAACCTTGACGCGGCGCAGATGAAGAAATGACCCTCCCGCGCGCGGTGGCGCTTCTCCCGACGTACAACCGGCCCGAGATGGCCCACCGAGCCGTCCACCTGTTCCTCGCGCAGGACTACGACGGCGACAAGATGATCATTGTCTTCGACGACGGAGACGTTCCGGTCACGCTGTGCGGCGACTGCATCCGAAGCAATCAGGTCGTGATCAGAAGCCACGCGCGAATGACGCTGCCGGCGAAGCGCAACGCCATGATGCAGTTCGTGGGCGACCACGACGCGATCTACTTCCTGTGGGACGACGACGATTACCACGGTCCGAACCGCGTGCGGCGACAGGTCGCGGCCCTCGGCCGGTCCGAGCAGCAGGCCTGCCTTCTGCGGCCGACGCTCTACTTCAACTCGATCAGCAACGAGCTCGCGGTGTCGAGCTGGGTCTCCGACGGCACCGTGGCGTACACGTGGGAGTTCTGGAAGCGTCGGACGTTCAACGAGTACGTCGACCCAGGGAGCGGCTTCCAGTTCGTCTACCGCGCTCCGCTCGTCGAGATCCCCGGTGAGCTCGACTACATGGTCGTCGTCCACCAAGGACAGCGACACACGCCGCCGGCCTTCGGACCGCCGGAGTTTTCACCGGCCCCGATAGGTGCAACCTGGGCCACCGAACACCTCGTGCTGCCGGAGGTACACTGAGGCATGTCCTACATCCTCATCATCGCCCTGATCGCCGGCCTGCTGATGTACCTCCTGTGCTCGCAAGCGAAGGCCCAGGAGATCGGCCGCATGCTTCTGTTCTCGTCAATCCTGGCGTTCTTGATCGCGGTCGCGCCGCTGACCGTTCGCCTGCTGTCGCGCTAGGTGAGCGAGAACCCTGCCCTTGAGCAGAGCGAGGTCGTGACTCAGCGAGCCTTGCGGAACCCAGTAAGCTGGGCGACCGGTCGGCTTCTCGGACGGCGGTGGACGATCATGGAACCATTCCTGGCGCTTTCCTCGAGCTCCGACGATATACCCATGGATTCGCCAAGTCGGACCTCGGCCGGTCACCAGCACATAGACGCAGCCATCCTTGTCGTCGTCGTGCAAACGAAGCGGGTAGTCGTGGCCCGGCGTGGTTCTCACTTCGAGGAATGCGACATCTGACGCCTTCAAGTTCCCGAACGACCCGTTCCACGGCACGCCCAGCCACTTCGCGACGCAGGCCTCTCCCGATGCGCCGTTGACGTTCCAAAACCATCCGTCATTGGTTCGCTTGTCAGGAGATCCGTGGCCGGGATGCCGCTTTCTTAGAGCGCCGTCAATTTGGCGCTCGATACCTCGCGTAGCGGCGTACAGCCATTCCACGCGAGTCAGCTCGATCTCGATCATCGGTCTTTGGGCGGTCCCGCCATCCACGCGGGCTCCTTCTCGGGATCGTCTGGCTTCGTGTCGGCTTTCGTCGACGTGTCAGCAATAGGGGCCGGCGCAGTCGTCGGTAGTGCCTGCTGCTCGGGCTTCTGGTTGCGGCCCTTGAGCTTGTCCTTCACCGCTCCGGTGCCCTTGCCCTCTGCAGCCTTCGCCTCGACCTTGGCCTTCGCCGCGTCGAACTTCGACTCCGGCTTCTTCGCGAGCTGCTCGGCGCGGGCCGACAGCGCCTCGGGCCAGGTGGCCTCGCCGTCGCGGATCGCGACGAACAGGCGGCGGAGCTGCTCGATCTCCACGGGCGTGGCGACGTCGAGCTTGTGCCCGAGCCACTCCTCGAGGTTCACCGGATGGATGCCCTGCTCGGCGAACGCATCGCAGACCGCGTTGCGAGCTGCGTCGGGATTCTTCGCTGCAGCGTCCTTCAAGATCGCATTGCAGACGTCGTAGGCCTCGTCCTGTAGATCACCGGGGATGATGCGCAGGATGCACGTGCGCAGCGCCTTCGACACGAGCGCGCCCTGCTTGTTGAGCAGATCGTCGTCGCTCGCCTCGACGAGATGCACGATGTCGCCATAGCTGTTCGTGCGCGACGCGACCGCGAGCTGGCCCTTGCGCAGGAACTTCCGCTCGACGGTCTTGCTCACCGTGACGTCCTGCGGCCACGTTACGTTCGACTCCAAGTCGGTCGCCGACACGCGCATCACGCGGGTGTCCGGGTCGTCGTAGATCTGCGTCACCTCCATCGCGACGTTGCCGTAGCAGCGAGCTGCAGCTTCAGCGAAGCGGATCGACAAACCCTCGACGCCATCGCCGATCGGCTTCCGGTAGATTGCGCTCGCCGCGAACCCAGGCCGGCGGCACTCCTTCAGGAGCATCGTGCGCACCTGATCGAGGTTGCGCGGGCGATGCAGTGCCATCGTCCAGCGCGCTTCGATATCGGCGCGAGCCTTCGCAGTCAGTGCTGCGGTGGCTGCGCTTTCGCGCGAGGTGCTGATGCCGCCGAAGTCCTTTCGGATCAGCTGGTTCGCCTCGGGGCGGTGGTTGCCATTCGTGTTCTCGTTCGTGTCCATGATCAATCCTCCGTGCTTTCGTCTTGGTTCTTGCTCCACCACTTGGGCACGTTGAACCGTCGCGTGCCGGAAACTGTCTCGGTGTACAGCGCCCTACTGCGCGCCTCGTCGGCGATGTTCGTGAGCGCCTCGTGGAAGTCGCCCTGGCTATCGCTGTCGTCGTTCGGGTCGACGCTCAGCGCGAGCTGCGCTTCGATCACGAGCGAACGCCACGCAGCTTCCCAGTCGGTCTTCGTCCCGTCCTTTGACGTGCGGAAGTAGATGCGGTCTTTCTTCTTCGGTCGCGTCAGGTCGGTCCACTCGAGGCCGGAGTGCTCGCCGATCACCGCCTTGAGATTCTGCTTAATGATCTCGACAGACGTCTTGGTCTGCGCGAGCTGGTCGAGCTCAGCGCGCAGGGAGCGCACGAGCATCATTGCCTCGGGCTTGTCGTCGAGCGACACAAGGTCTGCCTGCTTATGTGGATACCTTGTGGATAAGTATCGGTTGTAGCTCTTGGAGCCATCGGCACCCGGCGGCACCTTCTTGCGGACGTGATCGACCAGGAACTTCTCGGCCTCCTCGCGCATGAGACCGATAAGCTCGTCGTCGCGCTTGATCCGGTAGTCGGCCGGTTGGCCGTCGACGAAGGCGACCAGATCCCAAACGTCGAGACCGGACACGAACATATTCCACATGCACTGGATCAGCTCGTGCTGCGGAACTTCGTCCGTGCCTGGGTCGCCGTACTGGTCTGCAGCTCGGAACGAGTGCGTCTTGATCTCTAGTCCGTTATCAGGGTAGGCCTGGCTCGGGCGGTAGCAAATACCGTCGGGGGTTGCCATCGCCCAGGGCACCGTCGGGTGCGTCAGCGTGCCGGGAACCTCGACGCGAACGCCACGACGTTCGGCGTAGTCCTCGCGGATGGGGATCTCCAAGATGTTGCCCCACTTGGTGCGCTCGTTGCCGGCGAACGGCGGCGCGATCCCGAGCTTGTCGCCGTAGACGTCAATCTTGGTGCGGTACGGATGAAGGTCGAGGATCGCGGCGACGTCGGTCGCGGTCGCGCCCTCGAGCCGTTGTGCGAGCTGCGCTGGGCTGAGTGACATGCGAACCACGCTACTTCAACCGTCTGACAAGCGACTGCTCTCAGCTTGTCCACAGCACTATCCACAGGAGGAGATCCCGTCGGCTTTTTTCGTTATCGAAAAAGCTAGACGATGCGGCGCCCGAAATCGTACAAGTCGATGACATGGCGGCACTTCGCAGACCTCGGCCTCGACAGCTCATTGCAGACCGCCTCAGGCGGTTTCGTCTCGCTCGCGGGATCACCCAGGAAGCAGCCGCAAAGAGGCTGCGGATTCAGCGAAGTCAGTGGTGCCTGATTGAGTGCGGACAGCAGTCGATACCGGCGGAGCGCCTGGTCGACTTCGCCGAGCTCGTCGGCGTGACCGCGAACGATCTGCTCGGCATCCACGAGGAACAAAAGGCGGCTGCGTAATGGCGCGCCTGTCGATCGACGACAGCATCGGACGCGACTCGCGGCTCGACCACCTCGCGATGCTGTGCGGCTGGACGAAGCGCGAGACGATGGGGTGCCTACAGCTCGACATCTGGCCTCTCTGCTACGACCGCGTGACGCCGAACATCCCGCAGCTCGACCTGGAGATCGCCGCCGGCCGCAATGCCGTGACCCCGATAAAGCACCAAGGCGGCTTCGTGGGCGCACTGATCGAGTCGAAGATGGGGAGGCCGGCAACCAAGGCCGACCGGTCCTTTGAGTGGCGCCCGAAGGGGTGGAAGGAGGGCGATCCGGTCATCACCATCGAGTGGCCAGACCAGGAATTTCGGGATCGGGTCTACATCACGGGCGCGGCCGAGCGGATCGCATATATCGCCAAGTCACGCACTGCCGGCGCTATCGGTGGTCGTAAGAGCGCAGAAACGCGAAGTAAACAGTCCAAGCAACCCTCCAAGGGTCGCTTGAGCGACCCTCCAAGCGACCCTGGTAGGGTGCCTCAAGGGGTCGTGAACCCTTCTGCTACTCCTTCTGCTTCTGCTGTTCCTTCTGTTTCTGCTCTGGCTGTTGCTCCTTCAGAGTCCCCACCTCCGGTGGCGACGAACAAGGCCAAGTCGGCAAAGGTTCGACCACCGATTCCACCGGAAGCGGAGACTGCAGCTCGGAGGCTTCTGGACAGGATCTCGACAAACACCCCAGCCAGCACGCTTGCCAGGCTCCCAGAGAGCGCGAAGCTCGACCGGGCTCGGAAGTGGGCGGAGGCCTTCCGGCTACTCCACGAGCGCGACGGCCACTCGTGGGAGGACATCACCGCGATGGTCGACTGGTGTCAGGCTGACCCGTTCTGGAAGTCGAACATCCTGAGTGGCGACAAGCTCCGCGAGAAGTGGGACCAGCTCGCGGCGAAGCGCAGTAGCAGCGTTGACGGCTACGACGTTCGATATGGCCGAGCCCGACTGCCAAGCCCAGAGGAGTACGAGCAAGAGGACGACCCGTTCGGCGAGCGCACACCGAAGCCGGCGGTGGCATCATGAATCCGATCAGCGAGGAAGACTTCCTGGTCAAGCGCGACTACATGATCAAGCGCGACTGGCCTGCACGGGCGGTCGACGCAGCGTTCAAGGCCGACCTGTCGAAGGCGGCGATCGTCGCGCTCGATGGCTGGGACTCCGACAACCGCAACGTCGTGGTGCTGAGCGGATCCGTCGGCGTTGGCAAGACCGTAGCTGCAGCTCGGTGGTGCATGGAGCGAACGCAGCGCATCCGGTTCGTGCGAGCTACGACGTTTGCGGCCTCGAGCCGGTACGACCGCGAGACGCGCGAGCTTTACTACAATGCCGCCGGCCTCTGCCTCGATGACGTCGGCACCGAGTACGCCGACAAGAAGGAATCGTTCCTCGTGGATCTCGACGAGCTGATCGACACGTTCTACGCGGATTGTCGTCCGCTTCTGATCACGACGAACCTGCGCTCGGCCGAGTTCCAGAAGCGGTACGGCGCTCGCGTGTGGGATCGCCTGAACCAGTGCGCAAACTGGAGGCCCGTGCAGGGTAGCTCCATGAGGAAACCATCATGACCGACGAGAAGAACAGCAACGACGACACGCAGACGTGGGTGCCCAGGCCACCGGACGACGAGGCTGAGACCGACCACCACGACTACGATCGCAACCACGACGATGATGACTACGAAGATCCGAACCCGCGTGCGATGCCAGCGGATGAGCTCGCTCCGCGCCGAGCTGCAGCGCCGATCGACCGCCGGCCGAAGCACGAGGCCGAAGCGGCCGAGCATGTCGGCGAGGCGATCAAGCGCGTAGGCGTAAACGGCGTACTGGGCGAGCTGCTTGAGGCCGCGATCCGCGACGTGAAAGTCGAGGTCGTCACGGAGTGCCCGCAGTGCAAGCATCAGCTCGCGCCGAATTACCGGAAGTGCCCACGATGCGAGGGCAACCGCAACCGCCAGATCGTCGAGCGTTCCGCCGAGCTGATTCGTGAGCTGAAGACGATCGCGCAGTCAGGTGACCCGAGCCCGCAGCGCGAGCGTGAGATCCTCGCGCAGCTCCGCGAGTACGACCACCCTGACATCGACGGTCTCGTTCGCTGGTGTACCGGCGTTCGCGACAAGGCCGAGCGCGGCGGTGCGAAGGCGGCGAAGACGAAATCGTTCGCCGACCGAGGGAAGTCCTGGTGAGCCAGCTCGGTCTCGTGTTCGATCCTCCGCCGGTCGCTGTCGTCGTGGACGCTGACGAGCGCAAGACGATCGACGAGCGGTTCGCCGACTTCAAGGCCGCGCACCCCGAGGTGCTCGAATACATCCGCAAGCTCGCGCTCGAGGCCGTGCGCGCCGGCCGTGACCGCCTCGGGATCGCGCAGCT